GAAGAACTTCTAGAAGATGAACTTGAAGAACTTCTTGAAGAGCTAGAAGAAGATGAACTACTTCTTGAAGATGATGAAGAAGATGAACTACTCTTTGAAGATGAACTAGAAGAACTTCTAGAAGATGAACTTGAAGAACTTCTTGAAGAGCTAGAAGAAGATGAACTACTTCTTGAAGAACTTGAAGAACTAGAACTACTCTTTGAAGATGAACTAGAAGAACTTCTAGAAGATAAACTTGAAGAACTTCTAGAAGATGAACTTGAAGAACTTCTTGAAGAGCTAGAAGAAGATGAACTACTTCTTGAAGATGATGAAGAAGATGAACTACTCTTTGAAGATGAACTAGAAGAACTTCTAGAAGATGAACTTGAAGAACTTCTTGAAGAGCTAGAAGAAGATGAACTACTTCTTGAAGAACTTGAAGAACTAGAACTACTCTTTGAAGATGAACTAGAAGAACTTCTAGAAGATAAACTTGAAGAACTTCTTGAAGAGCTAGAAGAAGATGAACTACTTCTTGAAGATGATGAAGAAGATGAGCTACTTCTTGAAGAACTTGAAGAACTAGAACTACTCTTTGAAGATGAACTAGAAGAACTTCTAGAAGATGAACTACTTCTTGAGGAACTAGATGAAGAACTTCTTGAAGAGCTTGATGAAGATAAACTACTTTTAGAGGAACTAGATAAAGAACTTCTTGAAGAACTAGAAGAAGATGAACTACTCCTAGAAGATGAACTTGAAGAACTTCTTGAAGAACTAGAAGAAGATGAACTACTTCTTGAAGAGCTTGAAGAAGATGAACTGCTTCTAGAAGAACTTGATGAAGATGAACTACTTCTAGAAGAACTTGATGAAGATGAACTACTTCTAGAAGAACTTGATGAAGATGAACTACTCCTTGAAGATGAACTACTTTTAGAGGATGAACTTGAAGAACTTCTAGACGAACTTGAAGAAGATAAACTACTTCTAGAAGATGAACTTGAAGAACTTCTTGAAGAACTAGAAGAAGATGAACTACTCCTTGAAGAGCTTGATGAAGATGAACTGCTTCTAGAAGAACTTGATGAAGATGAACTACTCCTAGAAGATGAACTACTCCTAGAAGATGAACTTGAAGAACTTCTTGAAGAACTAGAAGAAGATGAACTACTCCTAGAAGATGAACTTGAAGAACTTCTTGAAGAACTAGAAGAAGATGAACTACTTCTTGAAGAGCTTGATGAAGATGAACTACTTCTAGAAGAACTTGAACTACTTCTAGAAGAACTTGAACTACTTCTGGATGATGACGATGAACTGCTTCTAGAAGAACTTGATGAAGATGAACTGCTTCTAGAAGAACTTGAACTACTTCTGGATGATGACGATGAAGACGATGAAGGATATTCTAAAGTTCCTGTTTCTACTGTAAAGTTATCCCAATCAATGTCACTAGCTGTATCATCAGCATTAATGTGCCTCAGCTCTATTCTGGTATCGTCTACAGCAGTAGTAAAAACAATAGAATCTCCTGTTTTTACCCAAGCACCGGTCCATCTATAACATGTGAATGTATTGTCAACACGAGTTATCCTAAGCCTACTGTCAGTTACTGAAGTAACAACTTCTCCAATACTATATGATCCGACCATATTGGTCCAAATCACTTCATATTGCTTATCAACAATCCTCCCACGTGCAATGAGGCACATTTTCGTGTTATTTGTAGCTATTAAATATATCTGATTAGCGGTAGCTAAAGGAGGTTCGGGGAAAGTGACAAGATTGTAATCAACACAAACATCAAAATCACCAGTTAAAGTGAATACATTAATGGCTCTTATCATAGATGAATCTACGGAAATCATCTCTAATTCATTGGATTGTATAGTCGGAGAACCAACTACGGTCCAATCATCAGGATTTGGAGGATCACCGTTATTTCCGGTAAAGGTGTCTACAAACACAGACATTATATTTTTCCATCATAAAGGATAGGAACTTCAACTCTTATGGATACTGGCTTTAAATGCTTTTTAATCATAGCAATCACTATATCAGAATCATAGTCCTTACAACTATTAACAACCAAATTTGCATAAGGAGGATCAAGTTCAATCCAATTGTCAAATACGATATAGGATTCATAAAGTGGTTGATAGGCTACGAAGGCAAAGATTGTATTTCCCAATTCCATTGTTGGATACTTTACAACTCTGGGTTCTCCATGAGGCGTCATGCCAATGGCTGAAACTATATCCTTCAGCATTTGAGAAATAAGTATGGGATCTCCAATCTTATCATCTGCCCAAATGTGTAGGATTTGAATCTTTCCTTTATCAAAATGTCCATTATTCATTATCAGCCTCTTTCTTTAAAAATAATGAAAGACAAACTTTAGTAAAGAAATGAAAAAAGAAGAGCCTGATTAAGAATTACTAGAACTAAAGCTAGATATTATGTTTCCTTCTCAATCAAGCTCTCTCTTCGAATGTTTAAAGGTCAATGAGAATCAAGTTCTGCCATAGCAGCAGTTTTATCAGCCTGAAGTTGTTTTACCTTCAGCTCTTTTTCCTCGTCTGTCATACTCTCCAGATCCCGATAGAGACCCCTTAACAGAGCTTCGATCGATAACTGAATAATCACTTCCGCGAGCGGTGTTATGACTAATGGCATTTTTTATCCCTCCCTTCGCTTATTACTTAACTTCGATGATCTTAAACTCAAGAAGCAACTTCTTAACCTCCTGGAAGGCCGTCATGTATAATTCCTTTTTAGTAGCGGCATCAGTAGCGTTTCGATTTGCTCCCCAAGTATCAAGAGCGCTATTGGCCTTTTTGATAATAGGATCAATATTCGCTCTCCATTTGTCTTTAGTCTCAGGAGTCTGGGCAGTAAAGTTGATGTTATAGGTCTTCACCATCTCTGTGAACTCCTCTAAGGCTACCAGATAATAATCAATCTGCGTTGGCTTTTCGGGCAATCCAAGACAAGCTTGTAGAGAGAAAGCGAAGACGATTAATAAAACGACCAAATAAATTGATCTCAACCTCTTCATAATCATAAAATCTCCTTTCTTTTCAATAATCTAATTGAAGGTTATGGTTTCCGAAGTTTAGTTACTGGCCCAGGAGCAAAATAATTAACCCATCCAAAAGGCTGAGGAACCAGGGCAGTATCAGTAGAATTCGACCAAGTTATGGGACCAGGAATTCTCGTTAGTGTCCCATTTGGAATTCTGACTGCTCTGACGCCAGCAAAAAACATCCCCTCCGTTGCAAATGTTACAATATATTGTAGAAGGGTCGCTGTGCCGATAATAGAGCCAGTTAGACCATCAGTAGATAGATAAATTTCATACTCCACAGCATCTACTGCTGGAATTGCAGTGCCATTCTGAAAAGTAGTAACAGCATCCCAGGCAATAGTAGATTGATCAGGAGTATACATTGTAACGGCAGCTTTTACAGGCGTAGAAAGAGCAAGCAAGATCAAAGGAACTAATATCAGAATAAAAGCTATATTCGTAGTGTCAACTTTATCCTTACATCCAGCCTTGCTTTCAATTGCTCTATTAATTCCTGAAGGCCTCCAAAAAATCAGATAACTTCCAATGGTCAGAGACAAAATTTTCAAAATGGTTACGGGAAGAGCTGCAAGATCAAATCCCAAAGTGAAGTACACTTCTCCAGCAGCAGCAATGAAGACCAAAGCAAAACTGAGCCAATATTTCGCATATTGTCCCAAAGAAGGTCTACAAAGCATCGCAATCAAAACTGGTAGGAAAAACCCTACAATGCCTTGATACATGTCAAGACTAACCGGAAAACTCTGCATAATCTATCCTCCTGATAAGTTAAAAGTTAATATTAAAGCCTTTCTCGAAACTGTTCCATGTCAAATTTCAAACCAGGACAACTCTTCGGAGCAAAATCTCTATGGCCTCTAACATTTTCTTTTGGAATATGAAAGACTTCCATTAGAGATTTTACTAACCGCACTCCTGCATCTATCATCTTTGGAGGTGGCACAATGAGATCATAATTTCCAATAAAACAAATTCCAATGGATTTATGATTCATTCCTTGTTGCTTACAATGAGCACCATCTTCATTGAGCATTCGCCCGACCAAAGTTTCAAAATCAGATCCAACAAGTTCAATTCCATACTGATATCCAATATCAACCATCTCCAAGTCAATTATATGATATCTTCTTATTGCAGACCAACTTACAGTTGCGCCATCCTTTGTTAAAGAATGATGACAAATCAAATATTTAATCTCTTCAATTTTCATTTTTTCCTCTCGACGAATTCTGAAATATTCTTTTCCATTGAAATGCATCTTAATGCTATTTCTTCCAAAATCCTTTCGTCTTCAGTAAGTTCTTTATCTGGATTTATTCTCTTGCTTACTGGTTTAATGAGTCCCTTAATGACCACAATTCCATTAAGAATTTCATGGCATAGAACCTGAAATTCTTTCTCTATAGAATGAGAAGAACCTATGCTAAAAGATCCTATTGAAAAGAAAAATTTCATTAAATTAATCTATAGAGTACACAGTTTATAAATAAGATAGATACTAAGAGTAAGGACAACCGGAATAGCCCCTCCTAATATCCCCCAGACTCCAGATTTTACTCTGAGAGTAGCAACATCTTCTATCAATTTATCTATTTTTGTAGTCCTAATATCCTCCACTTTTGCGTCCAAATTACTATAGCATGTCCCAATTCTTTTCAATTCAAACAAAACATACCTTCCCCATTCATTCCACCCTTCAGTAGTAGTAGGCCCAGGATTGTCCGTAGTCATTTTTTCAATTTGAGATGCACCATCCATTGGAAAACCTCCGAACATTCAAATTCATCAAAGGGAAACTATATTTACCCAGATTGTCTTGAAAATCTCTTATTAATAAGGTTAGTAAGTTGAACAGTAATAGTTCCAGTTCCATTCGCTCTGTCATTATTGACAAGCACAAGGTAAAGCTGACCTGTTTTGGGACTATCCCCATTGATCCACCCATTATAAAGACTTTCCGAAGAAAGTTTATAACAAGCACTTGTATCAGAAAAGACTTCATTATACGTCCTTGCTTTTCCATGAACGTATTGACGAAGACTGGTATTGAAGTCAGTAGAATCACAAGAGACTCTAATGCCCCTCAATATCCCAGAATGAACTTTATCTTCTGTTCCAGAGGTAATAACAAGAGGACCTCCTCCAGTACCATCGATAGCCACAGAAGAGAAAGTATGCTGAGTTAACGCTGTCCTTTCATAAATCCGAATCATTGTTATTCCCTCCCTTGCTAGTTTTCCTTAGTTCGTCTACCTTCCCGTTTTCTCTCGGTTCTCCGACTTCCAGAATTAACCCTTTTTCTATCTTGATTTTGATTTACGCTTTTTCTTTGAGTGCTTTTTCTTCCGGCCAATTTATCTTTTGAAGAATCAGTTTCTTTCTTTCCTCCACCTCCGCCTTCATCTCCATCTCCATCTCCATCTCCATCTTCATCTCCATCTTCATCTTTACCACCATGAACAGCATCGAAAATGACTCTAGGATCAACTCCGGTTGCCTCTTCCCAAGTATCAACTGGAATATCCAACATGTCAGCCATTTTCTCCAAACTTGGCACAATACTCGGAGGAACTCCCATTTGAACCATTGTGTCCGCATTCCTTAGCATTTCTATGAATATTTCCTTAAGGGCAATTTTCCTATTCCAATCAAGAGGATCAAGTTTTAAATGACACGGCCTCTGTTGATCTGGGGGAAAATTAGCTTCAATAAAAGGTCTAATAACCTGATCATCAATAGCTCCTTCGATATCAGTAATTAATCCCTTTTCCGAAAGTAAGAATAAATCTGCATGGACAGATGATCCAGAAAAACCACCTGCTCCTTCTTGGGCTAAAATGCTCTCTGGAACAAAAATTGATCGTAAACATCTCGCATCTAAGTGATTAAGCGCTTCCACAAACATTGGGCCACGAGCATCATCTTTCATTAGATCTAATTTCCAAGTATTTTCATTTCCTTCTCTGGCTTGTTGATAAGGAAGCACAGCAATACTGGAACTTACTAGACTTGAAGCAAGACGCAAAGCTAAAGTCAAATTATCAATTTGATTGCCAGCATTATCCACAGATTTTCCAGGAGGAGCGGTCGCAATTATAGGAGGAGTACCTCTTCTTTCAAAATATTGCATCATGAATTGATAGAGCAGTTCTTTCCAATACCATACTTTATAAGCGTTCTTGAGACGAGAAATTCCAAAAGGATTTCCAAATTCCTTATCGTTAGTAAAAAGGAAACATTTACGAATGGGAAGTTTAATTTCGGGAGTAATGGCTATTCCTTCCTGAATAATCTCAATGAGATTCTGCTTCATATCAAATTTCATCTTGATGCTTTCAGGATGATGCGCTTTTATTTTTTTATAAAAAGCTAAATCTCCTTGATAGAAAATTTCTTCTTTACCCTCTTTATCAATTTGGGAAATTTTGACAGTATCTCGTTTCCAAACTTTTTCATGACTTGCAAACCCATAATCCACAGCCATCAGAAGAGACCGGATAAGATCTCTCCAAACTCTTCGTAAAGCCCATTCTACAGTTTTTCCAACTTTTCTATCATCACATTGAACACTAAAGTCCAATGACACAATGGGAAGTTTTATAACTGCAAGTCCGGCAGCCAATTGATGATCTCTACGCATCAATGTGAAGGTGTCAACATCAATTGTTTCAGGATTATATTCAGCGGGAGAGTACGGTCCAGGACTAGAAAAATCAGGATTTTTATAGCTCGTTAATTCTCTAAAGGAAAGTGCCTCAACTCCTTCTTTTTTAGACTCTTTTTTCCCTTCTTTCTTAGACTCTTCTTTCTTTTCCACTTTTTTAACAACTACACCTTTAGCAGTGTTTATGTCTACCACTTTGCTTTTTTCTTGGAGAAAAGTTATAAAGTCATTTTTGAGATCCTCATTAAAAACATTCATAATGAGCTTTGCAAGAGGATCATCTGGAGAAGCCTTACGAGGAACTTTTGCTAATCTAGGACTCACAACTCTATAGGATTTAGAAGTCTTTTCTTTAATAACTTCTTTAACTACAGATTTCTTTGAGTTATTTTTCTTAGTTACTTTAGTCATCATTACATCCTTCTTTCGTGCAAAGTGGAAATCGTTCTTGGTAATCTAAGCATTTCTACTGTTTTCGGAACTAGAAATCTTGGCTTTAGTACCTGAGTGAAAGTCCTATGCGTACTTATTGGAATAATTCGAGCTGAAGGAGCATCAATTGTAGAAGAAAGACCAGGAATTATCAAATTTCGCTTTGATGGTCTTTCGCCCAAAGAAGAAGCCATCGCCATTGCCCAAAATTTATCTCCATGGTGAGTACGATTTTTTTCTGCATCAAATATAAATTTTCCACCCTCTGTTATTTTACGTTTAATTGAATGGATTTGATTTTTAAGATCTTTCACATTTGGAATAGCAATAAGCTGTTCTTCTAATCTGATCCTTATATCCGAACAAATTTGTTCTTTCCATTCATTAGTGAAATGGATAGGTTCTACTCGCCAGCTATAATCAGCAAGTTCCTCTGACATATCCTCACCAATCCCACCACTATCTATTTTCATCTTTAATCCGGAGAATAAGTCAAGTGCAGATTTCAGATATTCCTTTTGATATCTAAATTTCTTATTTCTAAAAGGAATTAAATGGCGGACTATTTGAAGAGGAGGGTCACTATCTATTTCTTCAAGAATGCAAAACTCTCCATTATGATGTTTTCTACCAACATCATATCCTCCAAAAAGCTTCCCAGTTACCTTTCCCTTACGAACTCCTAAGAGTAGATCCTCCAAATTCTTATATAATTCAAAATCGATATCTGGATATCGTTCCATTACAGGGAAAGTAAGCCGTTCAGAATATTCATCTTCTGAAAGAAAATCATCATCTATAACAACTTCGTATGTGCATTGATTGATTAAATCAATCGGGAAAAAACTCACACTTTCATCAATATGGAGCAATTCATATTCCTGTTGAAATTGCTCAATATCCATAGAAATAAAAATACCAATAAGCTTCTCGCTCCCAAATTTAGCCACTCTTTCTTCGGACAGCATAGCAGGAGCAAGTTTATTGGCTTGTAGAAAACTTCCTTTTCTGACAAAATCTACACAATGCCACCAATAGATTTGATGATAACTGTAAATACGGCGATAGGCACTCTGCGCAATAATTTCGTAGTGAATTCCCTTTTTCCCAAGCGGAGAGCTTCCTATGGTCAGCGTACCGCTTCCTCGAGTAATAATAGGGACTGCCGCCACATAGATTTGTTCTCCCCAGGTATAATGCGCAGCCTCATCAAGATAGACATCCACATTTCCACCTTTACCTCGTGGTTCTCTCTGTGCATGGCTAATTATTCTTGTGCGGCTTCTACGGCGTCCCGCATGATCTTCAAATTCTAAACTATGTTTATTATGAACAACGATATGTTTTTGGATACTTATGGGGAGAGAATCAAAAAGAGCTTCGCAATAACTTATCTTTTCATTAGCCTCTTCTTGAGTGATTGAAATAAAAATGCTGGTATGATAATTTTGCAGATGGGATCGAGCTAAAGACCTGCCAGCATAGATATAGCTGAATCCAGTTTGTCTTGACTTATCAATGTGAATGAAGAAGCTACGATCGGTTAGATACCTTATCTGATAACCATAAAGTTTAGTAGAATTTCCAAAAACATCTTCGGTAAAACCTTCTAGAAATCCTGACTCAGTACTGAGCCATTCCATCATTTCGGCATTAGCTTCTTCGTCATATTTCTTTGCGATACTCAGGGGGGCTTTTTTGGAATATAAAATATCTTCAACTTTAGAAGAAGAAGAAATTTTCTTTTTAGGCGTTGTAGATTTACCCGTGACTATAAGCTTTTTTGTTTTCGTCTTAGGAATTTCAAGAATACTAGCCAAGTCCTCGGGCGCTACTTTGGTCACTTTCATCATCGGCTTTACTCGGTTCTGTAACTTTTCCCGAACTAAGACGCTTTTTGTCTGATTCCTCTTTTTCTCTCTTGCGCTGGAACTTTTTGCCAGACAAAGAACTCTTATAACGATCTTGCAACCTTGAAAGATCAGCTACTCCTACTTTGGAAGTAAATTCCCCAGGAGTATCAAGCCTTAATTCCTTTTGGGTATCAACTATCATTTTGTGTAAATCCCGAACTGGAACATTTATTAGTCCATTTTCGATCTCCCTTTGCCTTAATTCTTCATAAAGATGAGAAAGGGTTATTTTTGCCTGATCTATTCGAAAGCTTGTGTCTATTCCATGCACCTTTTCAATTCTTTCTTCAAGATCTTTCAAAAAAATAGGATCTTCCAAAAAACTCTTAATGACCCTAGGAGTTGTCTTTAACTTATTAGCAACTTCTCTAATGGACATTGACTTATCAACCAAATAGCGTAAGGTCATTTGTTTTAGAACGTGAATTTCCGCAGTAAGAGATTTCACTCTTGTAGATGGAAGTGGGGTAGAAACTGCTTTCTTCTTTGGAAAAAACTTCAATTAATCCCTCTCTCTTTGGGTTCTTAAAAGATTATAATTAGACAATGATAATCTTAAAACATTTGCACACAAATGACAAGAAAAAAATTTGAGGATGATTTTTTAAAGAGTTAGAAAAAAATATAAAAAATAAGGGGTAAGAATTTCGTATATTGCCAAAACCAGCCCCTTATAATATAAATGTAGAAGAATAAAGTTCATCATTAATTCAAGAAATACTTTAGAAAAGAGTAAAAAAATGAGAAAAAGCTATACTCTTATTATCGACGGAAATCTCTTTGCGAGAAAAATGTTCTATAAGTTTAAAGCACTTAAGACAAAAATTGCTATAAAGAATTTAGGAATAATCAGTCCTAAACTAAGAGACTCTATAGCAGATCAAAAATTCGGCATAACTGAAAGACTTCAAAATCCCTTAAGAGTTTTTAATCCTAAAACTGGCGAGGTTCTTAATGTTGTATCTAATGCCAGGATTGATGATAAAATTATCAGAACAACAGCACTAAATTCAGAAGTAGAAATCAATACTGGAGTTGCCTATGGAATTTTGAGATCACTAATGAGTATTTGTAAAGAAAATCTTATAGGAAAAATTATTTTCTGCTTTGACCCTGTATCTCACAACAGAGAAGTCCAATACCGATCAATTTTGGAAAAAGGATATAAAGCTAGTCGTATGGATTCAGATTCCGAAAAACAAGCAGAAAACTTTCTTTTCTATGAGCAGCTTGGTATTTCTCATTATTTACTCTGGTTTATGGGGATAGAACAAGTCTGGACCATAAACTATGAAGCTGATGATATTATTCACCACTATGCCATAAAGTTCGGCAAAAATCCTTGTCTGATACTAAGTAATGATCATGATTTGTTCCAATTAATTACCAATACGACATCTATTCTGTTAAGAACTAAAGAAGAGCAAGTTTTAACTTTAGAAAAATTTAAAGCAAGATATGGAATAAATCCTGACCGATATCTAGACGTAATGTGCCTATGCGGATGCGGAGGAGATGAAGTCGCTGGTCTTCCAAATGTAGGAGAAAAAACAGCCATATCGCTTATCAAAACTGCCAAGAATCTAAAAAATCTTCTACGCAGTTATTCAAAAATCCCTATGAATAAAAAAGTACTCACAGCATTGGATGATGATAAAGCCAACGCTTTTGCGACCATCAAACATACCTATCGACTTGTGAAACTATATGGAAAAGACCCAAAATTGAAAGATCAGTTAGTTACAAAAAAACAAGAATATAGCGATGCCAATTATGATAGATTGATACTTATCCTAAAACTCCTCAAATTCAAAAGTCTCTTGGGAGACCCAGGAACTGCCATTTTAAAAGAAATAATGATAAACCAAAAATAAAAGGAGATTCACAATGCAAGAAGATACTGCCTGGACATCACATGAAGTTAAGAACAAAATTGTAAGAATTAGTGAATTGGGTCAATTAGGATTCAATATCCCTCGGCTCTTCTCCATTCCTATGGGAAGTTCAGAAAAGATTGTTGATTTATGCTCAGCATGGGCGGATATAATCTTAGCTGACGATCCCGAACAGATTTTCAACATTCGGACATATAGATTTAGAAATCGTACTGAAACTATACACACTCCTCACATTACAGATATTCTTTCAAAAGACCTTAAGGGAAAAATCTATGCAAATATAGGTAAATTTGATCTTATGATAGATGCCGAAACTCCCGATAATGGAAGATTTGCTGGAAATATTGTAATGGAGTATTTTATAGGAAGTCCCCTCAAGTTTTATATGGATTATTGTAAGAAAGAAATAAGAGCAATGGTACGAGAAGCTGACACTAAACTAGCTGGTTACGTTCATCATCTGGTAGGTGGAGATAGAAAACTACATAAAAAGATTCCTGAAGAAATTAGGAATGTTGTTAAGGAAGCTATGAGTAGAGAGAAATTCAATGTAGTTCTCGAGTGGACTCACTTTTGCAAACCAGCCGGTGTTAAGAGAGAGAATCTAGTATTCTGGGAATATCGGAATGCTTCAAAGATCTTAGACATAAATTAACGAAAAGAGAAACGGAGAAAAAGGAAAAATGCCAGAATTAAAATTTACACTTGATCTTGAAACTTTTGTAGATTCTGCGGCTACTCTTCTTAAAGGGGGCGTATATTACCCCGAACAGCCTGGAATTGAAGCACCTCTCTTTATTGCTCCCATAAGAGTTAGTTTTGAAAAGAACTATATTAAATTAGAACTAAGAAATGGACAAATATTCCTCTTTGCTGTTCGAGAAATTAGCAAAGAAGAAAGTAATAGAGATCGCTTAAACTTCAAAAAAACTCATTGAGAAAAAATTCATGAATTTTTATGAATCTAAAGAACTGAAAAATCGTAGTCTTCCGATTAAGCATAATTCCAACGAATTAAGCCTTTTGCGAGAAGCACTAGCTTTTTATCATCCAGAACTTATTATAGAACTTGGAACACTAAAAGGGGGGTTAACCCTCTTTTTCCATGAAACGTGTCCTAATGCTCTTGTGATAAGTTTTGACATAGAGCTTATTCATCCAGAATTTAAAGAAATACTTGAAGATCTAGAACATACTCATCCGTATATTCCCATTATAGTTTTTCAAGGAGATATATTTGAACCACAAGTAAGTAAGTTCATCCAAAGTGCAATCAAAAATAACAAATGTCATAAATTTCTTTATTGTGATGATGGAAATAAGCCCTTAGAAGTTCAAACCTTTTCTCCTCATCTACAGCCAAGAGATCTTTTGGGGGTTCATGATTGGAATACTGAAATTAAAGAAGAAGATATGCTTCCCGTTAAGCATTTATTCAATCCTTACATGGAAAGAGTTAGTCAAGCCCATAATTTACGGTTCTTCATTCGCAATGAGGAAAAATAATGGGAATTAAAGACTGGATTAAGAAAAGAGAAGGAGCAATTTTAGACGAAGATACAGAAGTAATCTTTGAAAGGATAGTTATAAAATATTTTCGAAAATGGTTCCATGAAGATCCTGGTTTCAGAAGAGTTATTTATAATAAAATTAGAGAAATTAAAGAAGAAGAATTTAATTTTAGCCCCCATGTTATTACTCGTCCAGAAAGAATAGAATCTACAAAAAGATTTCCAACAATAGAAGAAGATATAGAAGACTTTTATAGAAATCATCCTAGCGATCCTGAAGAATTTAAGAAAGAATTTGAAACAAGTTATCCTTCTTCAAGTTCTTCATCTCGCAGTTCTACTTCTAGATTTTCTCCCATTCCTCTTCCTGAAGCTCTATTACCTCCCCTTCCTAAGCCTAAACCTAAACCTATAGTGTTCTTCCCTAAAAAAGTAAGAAAATGAAGAAGAAATCGAAAAGATTTAAACGTAGAAAGAAAAAGGCCTCCCGACAAATCAAGGCTGCACTAGAAAGAATCAGAATAGCCCGAGAAGACCTTCGTAAGCTTTTTCTTTCTAAATCAACTGAAAGTATGGAAAAAGGATCACTTCCTGCTTCGGTTGGACTAATGGTTCATCCCGCTGGTGGAAGCAGAGTAATGGGAATAGCTATGGAAAATTGTTCAGCAGGAGACCTTGTTACAATCATGCTGAATAGTGACCCTGTACTCGGAAGTGAACTAACCCTTCCGAAAAGAATAGATGAATTAATTCTAAAAAGAGAAAAGATTCCTATATCCTATAAACCTAAGAAAATTAAGAAATGAAGAGGAGAAAATGAGGAGGGTTAAAAATGGACTCCTATAGAACAGCTAGAGGATTTACAGTAATAGCGCATAAGAAGTTTCCTAACGAGAAAGAGGACTATAGTATGACTCGTCTTATTCAAGAATCGTCACTAATGCTGAATGACGACGATCCAGACGAGGTTCCGGGAAGTGGCTTTCTCTGGATAGGAAGAGATCATCATTTAAACCGAGAAGAAATAAAAGAACTGATTTCCAGAATGCAACATTGGGTAGATAACGGATTCTTAGAACAAGAATAGAAAGGAGAGAAATGGATCCTCAAGAGACTAAAAAAGAAATGGATCTTGTAAGAACTAAAAATTTTAGAATGAAAAAATCAAGGGAATATGTTGGTCGTGAAGAACGGCTCGTTCCAACTTTAACCTTACAGCAACTATGGATAGATGTGACTAATCCCAAAAAAGGCATGTGGATAGATATTCCAGTAGTTGATACTCATCGCGATATCTATGATGAAGCTTCGTGAACTATTTTTGATAAAGTTTTTGGCTAAATGGAAAATCATAGCTAAGAAACTGACTTTCTCACTTACCTCGAACTTTCTCAATTACCTCGACTTTCGTGTGAATTTTTTAAAAATTCGCAACTTTCTATAAGGAGGTCTCTATGTATTCTATATATTGGAAATATTTTCTCTATGTTTTGGAACATAAGAAGAATGTCTTCCTTGAATGTTTCAAGTTCGGTCTCTACATCCACGCCTTTACTCACGACCTTTCTAAATTTCTTCCCTCTGAGTTCTTCTCTTACGCGAGGCTCTTCTATGCTCCTTCGGGAACTCCCTCTATGGAGAGTATCCTTGCCTTCCAGAAAGCTTGGTTCCTCCATCAGAAACGCAACAAGCATCATTGGGGATATTGGGTACTGGTAAATGGGAGGACTGATATCGTTCCTTTGGCAATGCCTTGGAAATATGTAAAGCAAATGGTAATGGACTGGAGAGGGATGAGTAGGAAAAAGAATGATTCTGTTGAGATATATTTCTTTAATCATAAGGATATAATGCTGCTTCATAATCTTACTATCACGCGTATTGAAGATATGTTCTAGCAGAGAATACTATAGAGTAA